CTTCTCCTCTTGCAACATTTACTGTAGATATCAACATCGGAACGCTTAGACTCAGGGTAACTCCTGCCAGTTCTAACTCCACGGTATTCAAATTTAAGAAAATAGAGATTGATATTTAAAAATAAATCGTTTTTCTTTTTGAAACAGGGGTTTCTTAAGACCTTAAATAACTAAATAATTGCATAGTTTATAATTAAACCACTTACAATAGGATAAATCCATGGCAACTCAAAATAAATTCGTTATAGAATACGGACTTAAAGTAGGAACAACTGATGTTATTGATGCAAACGGTAAATTGGCAGCTGCCGCTTTAACTGCATTGGATACTGATGACCTTTCTGAAGGTTCTACAAATGTTTACTTTTCAACTTCAAGGGTTGACACGCATTTAGCAGACGCTAGTGCAGCTAAAACTCTCGCAAATGTGGGAATTGACGGAGGCACAATCTAATGGCAGGAGAAAAAAACTTTAACGTAAAGAACGGTTTATCCGTTGGTGGTGTAGAGGTAATCAACTCATCAGGTGACTTGGTCGCTGGTGGAATTGGTGGTGCAGTACAAGAAGCAATCGCAGATAAAATCGGTGGGATAATACAAGGTTCAGGTTCTACAACAGTAACATATGACGATGCTGCTGATACAATTACAATTTCATCTACAGGAAAAACTACAGAAGAGATTCAAGATATTGTTGGTGGAATGGTATCCTCAAATACCGAAAGTGGTATTACAGTCGCATACGAAGACGGTGACGGAACAATAGACTTTACAGTCGGAACACTTAACCAAAACACAACAGGTAGTGCAGCTACATTAACAACTCCAAGAGCAATTGGTGGTACATCATTTGACGGTTCTGCAGATATTGCCGTAGCACTTTCAGCAACAGCAACTGCATTAGCAAGTGCAAGAACAATCGGTGGAGTCTCTTTTGACGGTTCTGCAAATATTAACTTGCCAGGTGTTAACACTGCTGGTACAGTTGATACTTCAGGAAATGCCGCTACAGCTACTGCATTAGAAACTGCAAGAACAATTCACGGTGTATCATTTGACGGAACAGGTAATATTGACCTATCAGAAGTTGTTCAAGATACAGTCGGAGCAATGTTCAGTTCAAACACTGAAACAGGAATTACAGTAGGTTACGAAGACGGAGATGGAACAATCGACCTAGTCGTTGGAACTCTTAACCAATCTACAACAGGAAATGCCGCTACAGCGACTACTCTTGCAACTGCAAGAACAATCCAAGGTGTTTCTTTTGACGGCAGTGCAAACATAACAACAATGACTGCAGGAACAGGTGTTGGAGTTTCAGGAACAGCAGTCTCAATCGGACAGGCAGTTGCAACTTCAGACAAACCTTCCTTCGCAGGTGTAACATTAACAGGTAACTCAGACGTTACTGGTAACATTATACCAACTGCAGATGACACTTATGACCTAGGTTCTTCTGCAAAAGCATGGAAAGATGTCTATATCGGGCCAGGTTCATTATATGTTAATGGTCAAAAAGTTGTTGAAGATAACTCAGGTACTATCACGGTTTCTGCAGACGCTAACCAAAACGTTGCAGTATCAACAAGTGGTTCGGGTGATATAGAGTTAAGTCCAACTGGTACTGGACAAGTTGAAGTGAAAGGCCCAATGCAGGTTACTGCTGGAAAGGCAATCTCATCTTCAGACGGAAATGCAATTGCATTCTCAAACTCAATTGACGTAGATTCAATCGAATCAAGAAGTGCAGATACTAACTTAACACTAAGTGCAAACGGAACAGGTATTGTTACCGTTGCAGATGCATTGACAGTTACAGGTAACTTGATTGTTTCAGGAACAACTACTACAGTTAACTCAGAAACAATTAACCTTGCAGACAACATTATCGTTCTTAACTCAGACTTCACTTCAGGAACACCTTCACAAGATACTGGTTTCTCAGTATTAAGAGGTGGAAGTGCAACTAAGACATTTATGTGGGACGAGTCAGAAGATTACTGGTCAGTCGGTTCAGAAACTATGGTTGCTGCTACTTTTGTTGGTAACTTAACAGGTAACGTAACAGGAAATACTTCAGGTAGTTCAGGTTCAACAACTGGTAACGCTGCTACTGCAACTAAACTTGCAACTGCAAGAACAATTGCTGTTGCTGGAGACGTATCGGGTTCTGCAAGTTTTGACGGAACAGGTAACATTTCAATAACAACAACAGTTGCAGATGATTCACATAATCATACCATTGCAAATGTTGACGGATTACAGACTGCATTAAATTTAAAATACGATAGTGGAGACAACGTATCGTTAGGTACAATCGCTTCAGGTGCTATAACAATCACTAATGCGACAAACAGTGGTGGAACTGCGAGAAACGTTTACCAAAGTACTTCTGCGCCAAGTGGTGGAGCTGGTGCTGTTGGTGACTTGTGGGTATTATACTCCTAATTGGGGGGTATAAATACCTTGATTAATAATTCAAATTCTTTAGGATAGCATAGATGGCAACAGGAAAACAGCACGTAAAAACACCTACAGGTTGGAATGCAACCCAAGGTGCATGGGTAAAAACTGGTAGTACAACTTGGAAAGCTGCTGACCAAATTTATGTTAAAACACCTTCAGGGTGGAATAATGCATCAGGTCAATCAAATGTACAGTCACCATATCCGTACATTGCAAATAGTCAAACACCTTATATTGCGAATGCTCAACAACCGTATCCGTATATAGCAAACAGTCAGACTCCATATATTGCAAATAGACAGAATCCATATCCTTATATTGCTAATAGTCAGACTCCATATATTGCTAATGCACAACAACCTTATCCTTATATTGCTAATAGTCAGACTCCATATATTGCTAATGCACAACAACCTTATCCATATATCGCTAGTCAACCTACAACATATGCTAGACAAGGACAGACTCCATTTACATATAATAACAGAAGTCCATTCACATATAGAAGTCCTGTTAGTGGTCAACAACCGTATATTGCGAATGCTCAGCAACCTTATCCATATATCGCTAGTCAACCTACAACTTATGCTAGACAAGGTCAAACACCATTTACATATAGTAACAGAAGTCCATTCACATACAGAACCCCTGTATCTGCACAACAACCTTACATAGCAAACGCAAGAAGCCCGTTTACATATAGAAACCCGTTTACCTATCGTGTTCCTTATATTGCTAATGCAAGACAACCGTATATTGCTAATGCGAGACAACCGTATATTGCTAATGCGAGACAACCTTTCACATATAACGCAAGGACTCCATTTACATATAACGCAAGATATCCTGCAAATGCAACTTACCCTGCAAATGCTCAGTCTCCGTTTACAAGTTCATCTCGTTCACCATTTATATACCAACATAGGACTCCATTTAGATATCCATTCGGTTTCGGTGGTGGTGGTTGTTTTGTTGCTGGAACAAAAGTTTGGATGGCAAACAACACATATACTGATATTGAAAATGTTGTAGTCGGTGATTCAGTAATGTCATTCTGTTTCGACCATATGAAACTAATGCCACAAAATGTTATGTCACTCATGGTTCCTAGAGAAGGTATCAAAGTATTTAATGTCGAGTTGTCCAATGGTAAAACACTAGGTGTAACAGGTGGTCACCCAATACATACTGATTCAGGTTGGAAATATACAAATCAGGAAGAGTGGGAATTAGAAAACCAAGAATTCGATTGGGGAATAGACTTTGAAGGACAACTTCAAGAAGGTGATAAAGTATTCACTCAGAGTGACGAAGAAGTAACAGTAAAAACAATAACAGATAATGGGAATACTACGGTGTATCATTTATCAGAAGTGGAACACACTAAAACATACTTTGCAGAAGGCGTCCTAGTGCATAACGGTTTCCATGGTAAATTCTAATGAGGAGTAATTAATGCCACAGGCAAGCGGACAAAATCCAGTAATCAGAATCGGTCAACAACCCGTTATTTCAAATAACAGGCAGCCATCGACTTATCAAGTTCCTTTTACCTATCGTGTTCCTTATATTGCGAATGCACGACAACCGTATATAGCAAACGCTAGGTCACCGTTTACATATAACGCAAGAACACCGTTTACATATAACGCAAGAACACCGTTTACATATAATGCAAGGTATCCTGCGAATGCTCAGTCTCCTAGTAACGCTCAACAACCGTTTACTTATAACAATAGGTCACCGTTCACTTACAGAAACCCTGTATCTGCACAACAACCGTATATTGCTAACGCACAACAACCTTATCCGTATATTGCTAGTCAACCTACAACGTATGCACGTCAAGGTCAGACACCATTTACATATAGTAATAGGTCACCGTTTACATATAGAAACCCTGTAAGTGGGCAACAACCGTATATTGCTAACGCACAACAACCTTATCCATATATCGCTAGTCAACCTACGACATATGCTAGACAAGGACAGACTCCATTTACATATAGTAATAGACAGCCTGGAACATATCAAAGAACTGGTCAAACACCATTTACATATAATAACAGGCAGCCAGGAACTTACGCCCGACAAGGTCAAACACCTACTACATATCAAAACAGGCAGCCAGGAACTTACGCTCGACAAGGTCAGACTCCGTTTACATATCAAAACAGACAGCCTGGAACGTATGCAAGACAAGGTAGAACACCAGTTATTAGGTGGGATAACGCATTATCTCAACAATGGCCTGCAACACCTGTAACTAGTTAAAAAAGAGGAGTCTTAGGACTCCTTTTTTATACCCCTAAATATTGTCATGGAAAATATATTATGTTAGATAAAATCACATCTCTAGAAGAAGCAAAATCCCTAATCACCAAAGAAACCATGGAGACTCTTCACCTTGGAGCTATTAATATTGGTGATACAGATACACCTGCATATGAAATTATGCAATGGTTATTTGACGAAATTCTTCCACCCTTAAAGATTTTTAACTGGGGTCAAATAGAACAAGTAAGAAAAGAAAAAAAGTTTATGGGATTCAATGGATTACAGAATAAATCCATACCTTATCATAAATTCCTTCATCATGGTTATTCGAGTTTAAACATGGTAGAAAACCATGCCGGATTTGGATTTCAAAAAGATGGTGAAGAAGTGAATATTACAAATAGTCTTATAGATATAAAACCTTCCCAAAAAGATGACCCTATAACTAAAGAACTTCTTGGTTCTAACTATTACCATGGTGCAAAGGCACATTGGTTAACACAAAGTATTATAAAAGAAGGTCTTTGGGCACCAATCCAAGGTTACACTCAAGAAATTAATGGACTATTACAGTTTGTAATTCACCCAGGCTCTGTTCGTTCTTGTGTATTTGAAGAAATGGAAAATGAAGATATGGAGTGTATGATATGGGATAAAACAGGTTCATTAGAACATTTACCTAGTGCAACGTTTGAAGAAGTATTAGAATACTGGGGAACAAAACTAGAAGGAAGAGATAGACATAAAAACATTTCCTTTTTGTTATGTAGAGGTGTAATAGAATGGCAAACTGATTTTGCAGAACTAGGATTCAGAGACCAAGTATTTGATTTTAATAAAAAAATACATGAACTTTCTGCAGGGAAAAGCTTGACAATCTACATAGGTTATGATAGTAAAATGAACGACCTAGAAAAGGTATGTGAATTCTCTATAATAAAAACTATTAAAGATTCTTGTTTTTCAGGAAGTGGTGGAGAGTTAATGCATTATAACCCAGTAATCAAATACCTTGACATTTCAAAACTTCCCGACTATAATAGAGAGTATGCGAATCAAAGTACTGAATTTACATACAGTAGATTCCTTATTCCTCATTTAGAAAACTATGAAGGGTTTAGTCTATTCATAGATAACGATTTTATCTTTAAGAAATCATTACTACCTATGTTTTATTACATGAATCCTGAAGATGCAATTGCGTGTATTAAGTATCCTCATTACGAACATGACGGGACTAAGTTTGACGGAGAAGTTAACATTGACTATCCATGTAAACTATGGTCATCTATGATGTTTTTTAATAACAGTCATGAAGACTGTAAAAAGTTGACACCCGAAGTAGTAAACACTTGGACTGGAAAACAACTACATCAGTTTGAATGGACTGATGCAATATCCGAAATACCTCAAAAATATATATTTGTTGAAGGTTATGACAATCCTGAAGAAAAATGGGATTACACTGGAATTCATTACACTAGGGGCGGCCCATGGATAGATGGAATGGATTCTACGTCTATAAATAACCTTGAAGTGTATGACAAGTACAAAAACCTCTATGAAAATACCCCAAAATAGGGTATAATAGAAAGATTATAGGAAAATAATTATGAATGAACAAAAAAACGCACTAGTATTTACTGAACAAGGAAATCTTTTTGTCAGAAAACCAAACGGATTAGAATACGAATTCAAAAATGTCGATAGACCTGAATTGGGTTTTGAGTATGATGTATTAGTATATGATGATATTGAAGTTAAAATCATGAACTGGAATAGTGAAGTTAGTTTTGATATGCAAGAAAAATCAGACCTTACTGATGCAGAAACACAAATGATTGAACAGTATATTGATAATTCAGAACCACCTATGGGTGTAAGTTTGAATAATCAAATGATACAAAAACTATACGACATGGTAAACCAATATATATCAGAGTCTTTAGATTCACATGGTTTTACTGATTTAGCAGAAGTTACTTTTGCAGGTAGAGAGGGGTCTAATCACCCACATAGGTCTAATGCAAGACGTGTAATGGAGTATGGTGATGCAGTTTACAATATCTTAGACCAAATCACTGCAGAAATTATAGCATCTCGTGAAGATACATTAAAGCCGTTGGACGATTATGCACAACATATACCTCAACCAACAGGTATACCCGACCACCCAAAGAGGTAAAATGGAAATCGTTTATATAGACGAACCATTTAAAATACAAGACTTTCCATTAAAAAAAGTATATGTATTGGACAATTGGTTAACACAACCTCTTCATCATTTTTATGATAAACAGATTACTACGTCTAATATATGGAGTAAAACCAATCAAGTAAACAGTGGTTCTTCTACAGGTTTACCACACCATAGTTTTTGGGGTGCTGGATTTTTTAGAGGAGAAAATTTAGAGTCTGATGAAGATATGGAAATGTCCGATACATGGTTCACTAGATTCTTAAATAGACGATTACAAACAGAGTTTGGATTTAAGTGGGTAAGGTTTCAATATGCAGGTTTGAATTCACAAACCCAAGGTTTACAAGGAACTACTCATTCTGATTGTGACCAGTCTGATGAATGGAATTTATCCTTTCTTTATTATCCCAATAGATACTGGAATCCACATTGGGGCGGAAAATTGAGATTATATGATAAGGAACAACAGGGTTTAGACGGTAGAGAAGAACATATTAAAAATCACCAAATAGGTGAAATAGAATTCAAACCAAACAGATTACTTATGTTTGACGGTAGAATACCACATGGTGCAGATGCACCCGAACCAAGTGCAAGATACATGGATAGAAGGTCTTTAGTGATTCGTGGTGATGAAGTTAGACTTGAAGAACAGGGAGAAAATTACTATGCCAACGATAGACTTTCAAACATACAGTGAAGATACAATAAAGAACTTTAAACCAGTTCTTGCGAAATCAGTTCAACCTGATTGGTGGAAAAAAGCAAAAGTTGCTGAAGTTGTAAACGGAACTATCAATAAAACAATTCGTTCATGTCCTGCAATGACTGATTGGTTGTCATCAGGTTATCTTATTCTTGCAAACAGAGATATCTATGTTAAAAATGGTGTGTCTGAATTTGATGACAGAGATAAACATTTCCAAACCCAAGATTTAAAAACAGATGAAATAGACCATTATGCATCACAAACACACCCTACAATCCAGTTTCATGATGCATTTAACTACATAGATGAAAGTGATGCACCTATTAAAGATGCATTTAAAATGTCTAATCCATGGTGTATTAAAACACCACCAGGCTATTCTTGTTTCTACTTAGACCCATTTTTGTTTCAGAATGACTTCTTTGCAACATGGCAAGGTATTATAGATACAGATAAATTTAATGTTAACAAAGATAACTCACAAATTATATTCTATCCTAAAGTTGACCATTCATTTATTATTAAGGAAGGAACACCAATTGTTCAAGTAATTCCATTTAGAAGAGAAGAATGGTCTTCATCGGCACAGATTAAAGAACCACAATCTTTCATAGATAATCTTTCAGATGTCACATCTCCATATAAAGACGATGAAGATAGAACTTTTACAAAGTCTTTACACTTAGAATATAGAGACTTGAAAGAAGATAATCATAATAAGAAACAAAAGAAACTTCAAGATGTTAGAAATGATGATTCAATTTCATCGAAATCAGCTCAAGCAGCCATAAATGAATCGAATCTATTAGAAGATGGTGGTTTAGGACCTTATAGAAAACTAGGTATGCATGTTTCTAAAAGCAAACTATTTGGTAATGCAGAAAACAAATTAGAAATACCACCTGAATGCCCTATGCATGTCAGTGAAGAATCAAACGAAATACAACTAGAGATGGACTTTGGAGACAAAGATGCCAGTTAAGTTTATTGCCCCACAAATGGTCTTTATGAGAGATTTATTAGACCCACAATATAATGCACTTGACGATAATTATATGACTCTACTTAAAAGAACAGTGGATGAAATGAGGTCAAACGACCCTAAAGGCAGAAAGGTATCAAATGCAGATACAGGTTGGCAATCAAATGATGGTTGTGATACTAATCCAGCATTTATGAAATTGATGTCATGTATAAAAGACACTATCTATGAAGAGGTTTGGCCTTTTTGGGGATTAGAAAGACATAAAGGTCATATAGTTGATATGCATAACTCATGGGCAAATATCAATGATAAGGGTGCTTGGAACAAACCACACAAACACAATGGTTGTTGGATGTCAGGTGCTTTTTACATAGATGCACAAGGTGATGAAGGTGATTTTGTTGCTATGTCAGATACATCAAGAGTTATGGGTGATTTTCCTAATTCTCCTAGATTCAATGACAACGAACACTTTCAACCTAAGACAGGAATGTTGTATATCTTTCCTAGTGGTTTAACTCACATGGTCGAACCAAATCTTACAGATAGAGATAGATATAGTATATCATTTAATATGGGTTATAAATTCAAAGGTGATAATAAAATAGAAGATGTTGAAGGATTCCGTTGGGATGAAACTCTATTTGATATAACTTTAGACGGAAAACTTCTTCAAGTTTCGACTGGAGAACAATGATATTCCATAAATAAGTGTATGGAATTAATAATCGACGCACATGTAATTTGGAATATACTTATAACGGTAGTATTAGCACCGTTAGGGTTTCTTGTAAGGTCAGTTCTTTCAGAACAGAAACGACTTGATATACTAGTTAACAAAACACGAGAAGAAGTGGCAAGAGATTATGTAACCAGGCAAGAGATTGAACAGGATATGGAAAGACTTGCTAGACAACTTCAAAGAATTGATGAGAAGATAGACAGACTTCAGAGTAAAACCTATTTCCAAGAATAGAATCTGTATAAATAGTAATAGACCTTAAAATGGAATATTACTATGGCAAAACCAAATAGCAAAGCAACCTTCAAAGAATACATAAAAAGAAGACTTGGTGCGCCTGTTTTAGAAATCAATGTTGATGACGACCAGTTTGATGATAGAATAGATGAGGCACTACAATACTTTCATGAGTATCATTACGATGGTTCTATTAAAACATATCTAAAACATCAACTTACATCTTCTAATCTAACTAAGATGAAGACTGATACAAGTATGACATCGAATCCTGCAGGAACACACGATTATTCAAACACTTCATTTAAAGAACAACAGAATTATATCGTTCTTCCAGAGTTTGTTCTTGCTGTTATGAACATATTCCCATTCAATGATAAACACAATATGAATATGTTTGACCTTAGATATCAAATGAGACTTAATGATATGCAAGATTTAACATCAACAAGCATTCTAAACTATTCAATGGTTCAACAACACATTAGTATGTTAGATGATTTACTGGTTGGACAAACACCAATAAGATATAATACTCATCAGAACAGACTATACTTAGATATGGACACTTCAAATGTAAGTGCAGATGAGTACATCATTGTGGAATGTTATAGAAAGCTAGACCCTACAAACTTTACCGACATATATAATGATATGTGGTTGAAGAAATATGCAACTGCATTAGTCAAGTATCAATGGGGAGAAAACTTATCTAAGTTCTCAGGTGTTGCATTACCAGGTGGTGTGACATTAGATGCAACTCAGATGAAGACTGAAGCACAAGAAGAGATTACACGATTAGAAGAAGAGTCAAGGTTGAATTTTGATATGATGCCAATTGACTTAATGGGATAATATTATGCCAACAAATGTATTTTTTAACCATGCAGTTAATACTGAACAACACCTATACGAGGATTTAGTTGTTGAGTCACTTAGATTCTATGGTCATGAAACATACTATCTTCCTAGAGAAATAGTCGAAGAAGATTCTATTCTAGGAGAAGATGTTCAATCAAAATTCGGAGATGCTTATTCAGTAGAGATGTACTTGGATAATGTTGAAGGTTTTGAAGGTGAGGATTTATTCTCTAAATTTGGTATTCAAACACAAGAAGAATGTACCTTCACACTTTCACTTAGAACATGGGAAAGATTCATATCATTAGATTCAAATTTAGTTTCATCACTTAGACCTAACGAAGGAGATTTAGTATATTTTCCTATGTCAGGTTCTATGTTCGAAATTAGGTATGTAGAAGACCAAAATCCTTTCTATCAGATAGGTAAACTATTTGTTTTCAAACTCAAATGTACATTATTCGAATACTCAGGAGAGGACTTCGATACAGAAATTGATGCAATTGATATTGTTGAAGACCAACAAGCATATACAATTCAGTTGACAATGGATTCAAGTGGTTCAGGTGACTATGCAGCGAACGAAGCAATTAAGATTGGTTCAACAACAATCGGTGAGGTCACATCTTGGAAAGCATCAACACATCTACTTACAATTAAAGATGTCACCACGACCATCCAGGTTGGTGATACGATAGTGGGTGCTGTTAACAATGCATCTTATACAGTTGCAAGTATTAGAGATATTCTAACAATGAATGATGGTACAGGTGCCGATAATGCAGACTTAGAAACAAAAGCAGACGGATACTTAGACTTCTCAGAGACAAACCCATTTGGTGAGGTCACATAATGTTTGGTACCTATTTTTATAATGAAACAATTAAAAGAAGTGTGTCTATTTTTGGAACACTATTCAATAACATAACTCTTAAAAAAATTAAAGCAGACGGAACTGTTGTAGGTCAACAAATTGTTCCTATATCATATGGTCCTAAACAGAAATGGTTAGAAAGGATAAATGTAGACCCAAAAGAAAGAGATGGTAATATTACAGGCATGACATTTCCTAGAATGGCATTCGAATTATCTGGTATAGAATATGATGCAACAAGACAACAAAACAAATTAATCAGAAGTCAGAAAAGTACCTTAGAAACAGATGGTGTTAAAAGAGGATTTCAATACAATCCTGCACCATATACATTAAGTTTTAAACTCAGTATCATGACTAAGAACATGAACGATGCACTACAAATAGTAGAACAAATCATACCTTATTTTCAACCAGAGTATACAGTCACAATGAAAATGATTGACTCTATGACTGATTACAGAGATGTACCAATCACACTTAAAACGGTTGGATTTGAAGATAACTATGAGAGTGGATTTGAAGAAAGAAGATTCATTGAGTATTCATTAGACTTTGATATGAAACTGTACTTCTTCGGACCTGTTTATACTGGTAAGATTATTAAGAATGTTATTGAAAGAGATTACATTAATGATGATAAAGGATTTACATCGACATCTATCAATAGTTCTGGTCTTGTTAAAGAAGTCAAACACTATGAACCTGCTTTTGATGAGATTGCAAATGCAGTATCTAGTTCAACCACAGTCACCTTTTCAAGTGCAATAAATAGTAAGATAAGTGTAAACGATGAAGTATTTGGTACAAACTTAACAACGAATCCTACTATATCATCGATTGCAAGTAATAAATTATCAATAGTATTGAACAATGCAATTACTATTGATGCAAACACGAAGTTGTTATTCGTTGGTTCAGTAGACCCAGGTGATACATTCGTAGTTGCAGAAACAGTGAATTTTTATGATGACGGAGGTTCTACTACATATTCAGAAGACCTCACAAGTGATGCTTAATTATGCCAAAAGATATAGATAAAAAATTAGATGATGTCTTAGACATTCAATCTTCAATCAAAAAAGAAACCACTGCAGTGGTAATTCCTAGAGAAAGGTCTCAAAATATTGAGACTGATTACAAATATACCAGAGAAAACTTATATGGTCTTGTCGAAAGAGGGCAAGATGCAATCGAAGGAATCTTAGATGTTTGTAAAGAGACTGAGAATCCTCGTGCGTATGAGGTTGCAGGTCAATTAATTAAAACAGTTGGTGAGACTGCAGAGAAACTCATCGATGTTCAACAGAAACTAAAAAAACTTGAAGATGAGAATGAGAAAGTGAATACTCAACACAATCATTTGTATGTTGGGTCAACTGCTGAATTGCAGAAGTTCTTAAAGAAAACTCATATAAAAAAATAGATTATGAATGGAATACCAAAAGAGATGCAGTTCTTTAAAACTGCATATTGCTTCACCGACTCTCAAAGAAATACATCATATGAGAGTTGGATATCAGAGAATGTCAAAGATAAAACAGTCATAGATTTAGGTGCTGGTTCAGGTGTACTATGTTATCTTGCAGTCAAGCATGGTGCAAAGAAAGTATACGCCTTAGAAAGACGACCTGAAATGATTGATAGAATGAAAGAGATATTAGGAGATACAGTAGAGTATATTCATGGTGATTTACTAGAAACAGAATTACCAGAATGTGATATCTATTTGCATGAATGGTTGACATCAGAACTCTGGTCTGAAAAGAGATTTCTTACAAACTTTTATGAAGAAGGAGATAGAGAGTTGGAATTCGGACACATACTAGATTTAGTGGAGTATGCATCAAAACATAACTTTATAGATAAACTATATCCAAATAAAGTACAACTATCAGATATCAGAGGGGAATCAATTATAGAAAGAGAAGATATAGGTTATGATAGACATTCAAAGTATTCTAAACAGTTCTTGCAAGATTACTATCCTGACATAAAAGAAAATTGGATATATAAAAATAATATTCATTATAAAAAGGTACTATGGGAAGGAGACTTAGAATTTTTAAAATACTATAAGTCAATTGAAACATGGAATTATTTGGGTTGGATTTTTACATTTGATGGTAAATATGAATTATCAAATCATCTGCCTGTATCTCATTGGGGTTTAAAACATGGTACAACCTAAAAACGAAGGTTACTTAGGTAACACTTTAGTCAAAAGGTCAGGTATTGAAACCAAGTATACCGACCAGGAAATGCAAGAGTATGTGAAATGTTCACAAGACCCTTGTCATTTTATTGAGAACTATACACAAATTATTTCACTAGATGAGGGTATGGTGCCCTTTAAACTTCGTGGGTACCAAGATAAATTAATAAAACACTATGATGAAAATCGTTTTAATATCGTTCTTGCATCTCGTCAGAGTGGTAAATCAATCACTTCTTGTGCGTATCTATTATGGTTTTTACTCTTTAATCCAGAAGTGACTGTTGCTGTTTTGGCAAACAAAGGTGCAATTGCAAGAGAAATGATTGCAAGAATGGTTACCATGTTGGAAAGTGTTCCCTTTTTCCTGCAACCTGGAGTAAAAATACTTAACAAAGGGTCCATAGAATTTGCAAATGATTCAAAAGTTGTTGCAGCGGCAACTTCCTCCTCCAGTATCCGTGGTTTGTCTATTAACCTCTTGTATCTTGACGAGTTTGCCTTCGTTGAAGATGCAGAAACATTTTATACTGCAACATATCCTGTTGTCACATCTGGTAAAGATTCAAAGGTTATCATTACTTCTACTGCAAATGGTGTGGGTAATATGTTCTATAAGATATATGAGAGTGCAGTTCATAAACAATCAGAGTATAAATCCTTTCTTATTAACTGGTTTGATGTACCAGGAAGAGATGACGAATGGAAGAAAGAGACCATTGCAAATACATCAGAAGCACAATTTGAACAAGAGTATGGTAATAGTTTCTTAGGAACAGGTAATACTCTTATAAATTCTAATACATTATTGGGTTTAATGGCAAAGGAACCAGATTGGAATAGAGACGGTGTTAAAGTATATGAGAAACCTAAAGAAGGACACACATATATTACTACTGTTGATGTATCTAAAGGTCGTGGAATAGACTATTCCACATTTACTATTATGGATATATCAGTGAAACCATTCAGACAGGTTTGTACCTATAGAGATAATATGATATCTCCTATGTTATTTCCAGACCTAATTGCAAAGTATATTACACCATATAATGAATTATTAGTAATCATTGAGAACAATGCAGAGGGTGTAATGGTTGTAACATAACTATATTATTATATAGAATATCCAAATGTTTTTGTTTAAGGTATGAG